TGCTTTGTTCTGAGCCTCTACTTGCGCCGCCTTAATCTGTGCAACTTCATCTGCGTATTTCGTGGCTGACTCGTAATCCTTGCGTTTAAGCGCATCTTTGTATTGCTCATTAGCCAAACGCGCTTTGAGTGCCAGTGTCTTAGCTTCTTTGTTAGCAGCCTCTACCGATTGCCTTGTGCCTTCGTATCCTTCCAGCATGCCTGCAAGACCAGCACCGAAATCACGGCCTGTATAACCAAGCCCTGCTATACCAGCCTTCATGAATGCACGGCGCTTTGCCTCTTCAGGAGATACTTGCTGGCCAAGCTCTGCGGCAAGCTGTTCTGCCATAGGACTGACCCTGTCAGGGAATTTCTGTTGTAGATACTTTTCCTGTTCCTCTGCCGCCTTCCGCCTTTCTTCCACCGACATGACAGGGACTTGGGCCGGCATATATGCAGCAGCAAGTTTCTCCAACCCTTTCAGATCTACAGCCGATGCAGCAGGCGCCTGTTGCGACTGCTGAAGCTTTGCAAGTTGGGCGATAAGCGATTTGAGTTCTCCGCCTTGCTCAGCAGGCTTCGGCTGTTCTATTGGGGATGCAGGTTTTGGCTGCTCTGGTGTGATTTCTTTTCTTAAGTTAGCTGCTTCTGTCGCAAGGATTGCACTAGCCTGGCCCGGTAGGTTAGGGTTCTTTAACTGCTGCTCAACCTGAGCCAACCGCTCCGCTGCTTTGCGTTTGCGATCATCATCTGTTTCTTGTGGGTAAATGCCTGACCGTGGATCGGCCAACAAACCTCCGAATTGAAACGCAACCGGACCACCCTGAGCCATACCAGGAACAAGCGAGCCAAGCCCTTGCTGCTGCATTTCCGGCTGAGCCATGGGTTGTCCCATGGGCTGCTGCATCGGCTGTGCCATAGGAGGCGCCATCAACTGACTTTGTAATTGCTCAACAATAGGGCCGCTAGGCCTTGCCAGCCTAGCTTCAAAATCTTTTCTCACTCGCAGGCGTCGGTCCATCTCAGCCGCTGCAACCAGTGCAAGCTTAGGATCGTTGCGATAACGTGGAAGCTCTTCGTCAGGAAAATTCTTAAAGATATCCATCGCCTCCAGAAGATTGATATCTGGAGCAAGCCCCGGTTGGGCCATAGTCGTTGTCATCTTAGCCCTCCGTACATCAACCCTGCTAAACCAAGCGTTTGCACAAACGGATTAGGAGGTGCTGCATAAGTGGATTTTGTTGGCTCTTGTGGGTAACCAAAGATAATAGACTTGTATGCCTCTGCCTGTTGTTGTGGGTAAAGACGTTGTTTTTCAAACTCTTGATACATAAGGTCAAGATCTCGTTGCCGGCGAGCTTCATCTGTCAGGCCAAGCTGTTGTAAGGTTTGGGCCTTTTGCATTTGATTGGCTAGGTCTTGTTGATATAACTGACCGGCCTGCTGATACGCTTGCTGCGATCCTTGCAATTGAATATTGCCAAGCTGTTGGCCCAGATTACGCGTAAGCTCTGACTCCATAATGGCCTGACGCGATCCGCCAAATGCTCCACGTTGTGCGGCCTGGGATCTAAGATTTTGCAGTCCTGTGCCATATTCTCGGACGGCAGCCTGTTTTGCAACATCTGTAACCGCTTGTTGATAAGGATTCATGTACGCCTGCATGACGCCCATGTTTTGCCCACCAACATTAATTTGTCCAAGCAGCCCCGGAGTAGAGGCTACCTTTTGTGCAGCTTCTACGCCTTGTTGATAAACCCCAGATGTTTCTGCCGTGCGCGGCAGGGTATACGGCGTATAAGGCGTATACGCAATCTGCTGCCCCATGCGGTACAAATCCGAAATATACGGTAGCTGATACTCGGGTGCGCTTTGGGTAACAGTTGTTGAAGGTCCGCCCAGGCTCATTTGACCACCTCTTCAGTTAAGACAATCCCTTTTTCTTTCATGTTAAATACACGCTTCCATCCAGGCCGTCCTTGAATCGTAATTGCATCACAACCAGCACGTTTTGCATACTTTCTTACGGCCGGCGCAAATGCTAGTTTCAATTCCTCTATGTCTCCACCCGCCAACCAACAGTTGTAAATTTTTTTTTGTGGGAAAACCCGAATCTCAGTAATAACTGCTGCATTTAACCCAGGGTGAAACATCGCTTCGCCACGTAGCACGGCTTGTTTGATATCGTCAAGCGTAAATAGGTTGCCTGCATGATCAAGCGCAGCTTGTAACCACGGGCCGCAGCGTTCCCACTCTTGATCAAAAACATTCATGCGGGCATGACCTTGCCTGATTTTATAGCCGGCGGTTGTTTGTCCGTCCCGTGGCGAGCTTCACGTACTCGTTCCATCATGGCATATAACTGATCTGCGCCAGCATCCGATGACCCGTTACCAAGATCTGATACCACGTCGGCAGGAATAACAAACTCGTTTCTAGCTAATCTTGCAGGCTGACCTCTTGTAGATCCGCCTTCTATGAACGCATGTATGTCATCAGACATCCCATCGCCAGGTCCGCGCAAATATCTGCCTTCGGTAATGTCACCGCCTTGTGCATAACCAACCATCAAATCATCCACTGATCCGCCAGTTGCTCCTGTAACTGTCTGCATAGCTATCGCAGGCTGCTGTCCTAACGATTGGTAAAGCCTCTCCAGTCCCTGCGAGTACCCCTGCTGCCCGGCTGCAATTTCTTGCTGCGTTGGTCCGTAACGCTTGGCAGCCTCTATAGGATTAAACTGAAATGGATTGGGATTAAAGAACAGCGGCAACCCAACCATAGGTTGATAAATATTTTGTCCACTAGCGCTTTTCTGCGGAGCAGGCTGTGGCGGTAACATAGGTGCAGTAAGGGCGCGGTTATATACAGGGGCTTCTTTGTACACGGGCATCTTTACTTCTGGCGGCTTGTTGCGTAAGGCAGATGCTAATGCTGCTATGCCAAATCCAAGCGTTGCTAGTGCTTTATCACCACCCGTAGAATTCCCAGATAAAAATCTACCAAATATATTTGATCCATCTAGCGTCCCAGAACCGAAATCAAAAGTGCTTGTATCAATAGCGCCAGGGATATTTGGATCTGCGCCAAGTACATTTTGTGGATCGTTAAAAGCACCCAAGTCTACGTTGTCTGAATTGCCACCAAAGCTCATGATCTACTCCGGTACTGAAGAAACAAACGTTGCCGTCACAATAACCGATGGCACGGCTGGTCTTGTTGGACTTGCCGATGCCGTGTAATGCTCTAAGTATGCTGCCGTATTTGATGTTCGCCAGTTTAGTTGCACATAGTCATTTGCGACAAACGAGTTAGTGTAGTTCGCGCAAGCGACTGTGTGATAAGGATCACCTGAAGACTTGCGTGGTGACAATCCGTATCTTCTGTTTGAATTACTTTCGTTTGTGCCATTCTTACTAAACCAAATATCAATGTCTTGCGTTGCATTATCATCATTTGCAAGCTGTATGCTGTATTGCAGGTTATACACACCGCCATATTCAAAAACTATCTTGTTTGAATTCTGTGTTGTGATGCCGTTGGATAATGTCGTGTTGGAAAAATTAATTACATTTGCTGCTGTGGTAGATGCTGCAATTTGATCGGTAGTGTCAAAAAACTCAGCAAACGGCATATTCAAATACTGACCGCCTTCAGGGCCGAGCAAGTATTTGGTCACATTGCTTAACCGATTAAAATACAAACGCAAGGCGTTATTAAGTTGCTCTTGATATTGGGAACTGAACTCTATCGGGGAGAATGGCAAGTTAGGTGGTTGCGGGCTATCTAGGTACATCAAACACCTCTTCCAGTAGCTCTGCCGTCAGAACGAATGTCAATTCGCGGCGCACCAAGTTGCCAAGTATTTCCTAGATCAGTTGATTCAATCTTAAAGATCATTTGCCTGCCTCTTACGCGAACATAAACTTGGCCGGTAAACTGTTCAATCACCGTAGTAGATGTTCTGGCAACAGTGGCAGATGATGAGCCGCCTAACGATTGGGGGCTATTAAACCCTGAGCCAGAGTTCATCATCGGAATCAGGGTCATGGTTACTTGAGGATAGCTAACGCTTGAGCCTGTGAAGGTAATATCTGGAAGTATGCGATACACAAAACCAATATTGTGACCATCTTGAATATCAAACTCTGCCGACTCTATATACGCATTAATAGCAGCAGGAACCCCAGAAACATTATCGTCGCTCCCATACTCATGGTTAACAATATTGTTACTGTAAGTTGCAGCTTGTGGGTAATCCCTCATACCCGAATCACTCCAAGCTGTTCTTGCTAAAGAACCGTAGTACCAGATCTTTTCTTGATAATTATAGATAACGTAAAGATCTATGTTTGAAGAGGAAGATGAACAATAAAACCACCAGATTTCATTAAAACCTTCGTTTGTTCCTGAGAAGTATTGAAGATATTGAGTGGTGTTTATGTTTTGGTAAATGTGTCGTCTTAAATCACAGTTTAATGTTTGCACCCGTCCATCGTAGAAATAAAACTTATCAACGCCCATCCAATAAGCAACGCCATTGGCAACAGATACTGCATTTGGGCTAATAATTGAAATATTATCTGCCAGCATTTGTGCGCCCCAAACAAGCGGTGCGCCTAGATATTGAACAGAATAAAGCGCCGTGTCTGTCCAAACAAGAATCTCTTGTCTTGTTTGAGCTACGGCGATAATCTTTGATCCATGAGAAAGTCTTAGCGACCCCGCTTGATTTGATGCTGATGGTAGCCAGTCTGTTACCGATTCCTGATCTGCCCAGCGTATTAACATCGGGTCCTGTTGATTGTCTCCTGTATCATTACAGCCAAGACAAAAAACAAACCTGAATATGTCTGAAACAAAAACAAGATTTTGAATAGTTGGCGCGTCTGTAGCACCGGGTAAGGTTTCAATGTTTACTGCTCTTTCGTTTAAACCGCCCGTAGCGTCCCAATAGTAAACACCACCACCTCGCGGGCCAAAGACAAGATCCTCACCAAAATTCGCAGCCGACCACATCCTTAGCGCATCGGCCACAAAAACACCTACGCCACCCCAGGTGCCTGAACCCCAAGCCCCTGCCCCCCATCCTGTTTGAGGCACTTGCGCCGCAGGGCCAATAGTTATTTCGTAGGCTGCGCGTACCGCAGACCCACCGCCCGAAGTGGTGCTTGAAGCAGTAGACGAAGCAACAATAGTAAACGCATTGACAGAAGTAACTGTGATTTGAAAATTACTGTTCAGGTTTAATCCAGCTACGGTTGTAGCGCCTGAAAAAGTAACAAAATCTCCAGTTTGACCGCCATGTGCTGTGGCTGTCACAGTGACCGTTGCTGACCCACTGGTTGTTGCAAAAGGATTGGCTCCAAGTAAAACAGCGTCTATATAGTATTCAGCGGTGACTGTACCTCCCGCTCCTGTAACAGTAGATGAGGCATTTGTCGTGACCGTAATTACATACGCGTTTGCACTTGTAATGGAAGTAATGACATGCCTATTGTTTAACTCTGATGCTGGTATACCACCAATTGCCACTGCGCCGGTGAAGTAAACGAGATCACCAGCCGCAGCACCGTGTGATACGTCATCTACTGTAATGGCGTTAGATCCGCTGGTTGTATTGAATGGGTTCGTAAGCGTTGTTGTGTAGTTGAAGGCTCTAAGTGGTGTTACATCAAAATAAACACCGCCCTTTTCAATGTAATACTTTGAGCTTGTGCCTACGCCCATCAAGTTATTAGCGGTCAGCGTGACCCAATTTATTAATGCTCGGCAAGTACCTAAAAAGGTATTGGAAGAAATCCTTGCCCACCCGCCTATCTTTTCAGGAGATCCTTGGCGAAATCTAACCTTCTCCGAGGCATACCAACCACCTTCGCTGGTATATCGCGTGTTTTCTCGGTTGACTCCTGGCTTGTATAGAATTTTTGAAAGTGGCACAGATCACCTCATCAAGGCCGCTTCGGCTGCTCGGCGGCGGGTAAGTCCCGTAAGTACACGCCCAGCAGCTTTATTCCACAACATGCATTGGTCTGCTGCACCATCCCAATCCCCCGCATCAATACGTTTTTTGAACGTGGAAACCCTGTAATTACCTAAGCCACAATTGTAGACCCAGCTTGTCACAGCGGCAATGCGCCTTGGAGATGCGGTCTGGATCTTGGGAGAAAGCTTTACCAGACCTCGGACAAAATACTCCACATGATGATCCAGCGCATCCTCACACTGTTGCATTGTCCAGATGGTTTCGGGATTGATGTTTGGTCCGGTGGCTCCCCATCCGATAGTCCAAGGATGTCCTCGGGTTCCAGGGTCTGGGTAGGCTTGGACTCTTCCATCAGGCAGACGCTTTGCCAGCCCTTCAAAGGGCTTGATCAGTACATCTTTGCAAAGCTTCTTGGCCTCATTCACGACTTATTGTACTTCTCTATAGAACGTCCTACAAACCAGAACGTAAGCATCATGTTGAGCATGGCGAAGTCATCTTCGTCGTAGGACTTGGTTAAGACTTCAGCCCAGTTTGCGTTGGTCTGAAAAGCAATCGTTAGACCAGCAGCTTTGACAGCCACGTATACGCCAAATGCAATCCAAGTAAGACCGGGGCGGGTAACAGCAGTGATAAAGCTAGCGAGCCAGCCAGCCTCTTTTGCGGTTTGGGCCTGCTCTCTAAATGCCTCTTTAATTGTGTCCATCTGCTGGATAGAGTAGTCAACATACTTCTCCTCCATGCGGAACTCACCGCGCATCTTTTCCAAGTCGGTCTGAAGCTGGAACATGGATAGC